AGGGTACAATTGATTACACAAATGGAACAATCACTATCAACAGTTTGCACGTTACAAGTGTAGGCAACGTAGATGGTGCAACATCAACTGATATAAGATGTACAGTTACACCTAACTCAGTAGATATCGCACCTGTCAGAAACCAAATCATTGAAATAGATGAAGTGAATACAAATGTCACAGTAACGGCTGATGACTATGATACAACAACTGGTATAGGTTATACTACAGCGACAAGTTATGCGAGTTAGTAAATGGCAAAATTTACTAAAAAAATAAACCCACTAGTAAGTAGGCAATTTCCTCAACATATACAGGCCAATAATCCCTTATTGGTTGAGTTCATTAAACAATATTATGTGTTTATGGATTCTGCTCAGATTACCATATCAAGTGTAACTGCTTCAGACCAAATCTTATTAGAAACAACTACAGAAGGATTTATTGCCTTAAATGCCACCAATGAACGTGGTAATGACGAAAACGATTATATACTTAACGAACAAACAAGTGTAGGTGAATTTCAAAAAGGTGAAACAATTACAGGTGCAACGTCAGGCCAAATAGCAACAATACTTGCTGAAGATACTGACAATTTAAAAATTTATGTAACAGCGAATAGTTTATTTGTTACAGGTGAAACAATTACAGGTAGTACATCTGGTGCAACAGGTGTCATAGGCAGATACCGTGCCAACCCTAACGAGACAATTAATCAACTACTAGAATATGCTAACGTCAATAATACTATAGATGATTTCTTTACAGAATTTAGAAATACGTTTTTACAAACTATACCTAACACATTAACAGATGGTTTAGATAAGAGACAACTTACAAAAAATATTATAGACTTATACAAAAGAAAAGGTACAAAGAAAGGCCATGAGATTTTCTTCCGTGCTTTATTTAATGAAACACCTGAGCTTTATTATCCTACTGTTGATATGCTTAGAGTATCAGATGGTAACTTTGAGAATGAACAGATAATCAAAGCAACGCTGAACTCACCAACTGACGGTAACATGAACAACTTGGTTGGTAAAACAATCACACAATTAGACATTGTAGGTAACGATACTGTNGATGCTGCTAGTTCAGTTATTGAAAGTGCAACTGTATCAACTGTAAGTTTAAATGGCATACCACATGACGTGGCAACATTTGTATTAAACAAAGTAAGTACAACTGGTACTTTTGCCAGTAATGCAGGTGACGCCGTACTCATAGACGCTACAGATGATTCTGAAACGGATGCAGGTGATGAAATCATACTCAATGGTACAGACGCTGATGGTACAAACGCAGGTGATAGATTAGTACAAAATACAAAATCAACTTTTGCAGGTATAGATAACTCAGACCCAGATGTTACAATCACATGTAATGTTGAAAGTGTTGTGGATGATGTTGATGTTACATCATCTGGTCAATACTATACTGTAGGTGAAACATTTACCTTTACAAAAGAAAAAGGTGGTACTGGTGCAATAGGACAAATAGAAGAAGTTACTTATGGTGTCATAGATAGTGTACAAGTAGAAAGTGGTGGGTCAGGTTATGCAGTAGGTGATGTTCTTTCAGTAACAAATCCTACAGACGGTACAGGTCTTGCAGGTAAAGTGGCGATAGTCAATGGTGGTTTTACTTTAGAGGGTGATGTACATGACGATGGCGTAATCATACTAGAAGATGGTACAGATTTTCAACTTGTTATGGAAGCTAAAACCAATAGTAGCACAAATGATATAACTAAAATTAGATTAACAAATAAAGGTGGTGGATATCTTTCACTACCAACTGTAACGGTTACAAGTTCTACCGGTAGTAGTGCAACATTATATCCTGTTTCATCTAGTGTTGGTAATGCATTATCAGTTAAGATGGTTGACCATGGGTTTAGATATGAGACACCACCAGAAGTTAGTCCTAAATTACATTTACAAATAGATACTGTATCTGCTGGTTTCTCAGATGGTGAAACTATTACGGCAGAAAACGAAGACTTTATTGAATTAGAACCTTTTGAACAGGTAGAATTTACCATACTACTAGAAGACTTTAGACAATCAGTTTTAAGATTAGATAATGAACATGGTGATATAATTTTAGAAGACGAGTTAGGTGGCGGACAAATTGCAGTAGAAGAATTTGTTACAGAAGCTGTACCTGAAAGTAAGGCACCTGATAGTTTATTGTTAGATGGTACTAATGGTTCAAGTGCAGACGCAGGCGATAGAGTACGATTTGACGAATACATTTTAAAAGATAATACAGATTACATTATTCTTAATGGTACAAATGGCGATAGTGCAAACGCAGGTGGCAAAATACAGAGAGACGATACAGTTACCGTAAGTGCAACATTTGAATCTTTTAATACAAGTACAAACATTCTAACACTTACACAACCAACTGGTAACTATGATGATAAAGTGACCATTGCAGGTGGCACATCAGGTACTACTGCCAGAGTGAGAAACTTTAACACAGAAACACCACAAGCAACTATGATTGCAACTGTAGGTACGGCAATAGACACAGACGGTGGCTATACAGGTGTTGATGGCTTTGTTTCAGAAAGTACAAAGAAGATACAAGACAGTTTATATTACCAAGATTATTCTTACATTATAAAAGTAGGTGAGAGTATCACAGAATGGCGAGACTACTTAAAATCTGCCGTGCATCCTGCTGGTTTCTACTTTGCAGGTGAAGTGAGTATAAGAACAAGACTAAATGCAAAAATGAAAACTGGTTACACTAGACTTTCTGGTCTTACTGAAACTGATGAAGTGATAGAGATACTATCTGTAATCTTTGGCGAGAAGATTGGTAGAAGACTAGGTACGGAAGATGATGGCTCATCTTTACGAGATAATCCACATTTAGGTGTTGAGTTAGGTGCAAGTCTATCAGGTCGTGCATTGACATTGAAAGATGAAGTAAAGATAAAACTTAATCAACAACGAGATAGTGGTCAGACAATACAAAGTACAAGTGTTACAACAGGATTTGTGTATGCAGGTGCAAGACTAAATACAATAGGTGATATGCCATTTACAGCATTTGGTAATGCAGTAGAAGGTGGTGGAGGTATGAGTGGTATTACACTTGCAACTTTACACGCATTAAAACTTACTGGAACACAAAACGATACAATTGACCAAGCAACAATTCAGATAGCTGACTTTGCAAGTTCAATGGGTACTCGTTTTGCCATACCAACAGAAATAAGTTTTGAAGAAGATAGTTTCAGTTCAGCAGGACCTGCCGCTATCTCATTTGATAACCAAGTTAAGAAATTTGATGATAATACTCGTTAGAAAGGTGTATAAATAGTAACATGGCATACCAAGCAGTAGGAATAGGCAGTTCAGCGAATGACGGAACAGGTGATACTTTAAGAGTAGGTATAGATAAAGTCAATGATAACTTTGTTGAGATATACACGGCTCTAGGTGCAGGTTCAACAACCGCATTAAAAGTAGTTACAGACGGTGCAAGTGCAGGACAGGCGTTAATTTATGACGCCAGCAATGAAAGATTTCAACCTGGTAGTGTTGCCATAAGTGCAACAATATCAACACTTACATTTGAAGGTGCAAGTGCTGATAGTTTTGAGACAACTTTAACTGCTGTTGACCCAACAGCAGATAGAACAATCAGTTTACCTAACGATAGTGGTACAGTAGTTATAGAAGGCGGGTCTCCTGCCGGTACAGCAGCTGCGTCAGATGAGGCGTCAAGTTCTGGTAACGTTACAAGTAATAATAGTAGAATAAGACATACTCTTACACTAGACGGTACTACAGCAGACAATGCTGAAATAGCTGATGTTACAGTTACATCAAACAAAGTTACAGCCAATAGTGTGATACTGGCAACAAGTACGGCTGCGGTAGATATACTCGTTCATACTGTTGCGTCAGGTTCATTCAAATACATAATCGTAAACAAATCAGGCGGTACTTTAGCAAATGATAGCACCGTGATAACTAACTTTTTGGTACTATAGAGAAAGTGATATAAATAGAAGTAAGGACATACAATGCCAGCAATAATAACAAAAGATTTTAGAATACAAAACGCCAGACAGTTTGAAGAAAGCTTTGGCGAAGCAGCAGATACTTATTACCTGGCAATAGGTAGACCACAAGCATTCGCAAATGACCAAGCATTTAATGACGGAACAGATACATCACCACCTACACCAGTAGATAGTGTTGGTTCTGTAGATTATTATGTCTATGATGACTTGATGTCAGCAAAAAAGATTACAAGTTCAGATGTATCACTAGCAATACCAAGAAAAAATTGGGTAACTGGTACAACTTATGACCATTACAGACATGATTATGGAGAAATTAATAGTGCAGGTAATACTATTACAGCAAATAGTGGCGCTTCAACAATATTTGACGCTAACTTTTATGTAATGAATAGTACCTTTGACATATACAAAGTTATAGACAATGATGGTAACACGGCTTCAACAACTGAGCCAACTGGTAACAAATCAACAAGTGTGTTTAGTACGGCAGACGGATACAAATGGAAATACATGTATTCATTAACAAGTGCTGAACAAGCAAATTTTCTTTCAACAGACTTTATGCATGTCTCAACTGAAAGTACAGACTACTCAACAACTGCCGGTGCAATAGAAAATGCTTTTGTTACTGCTGGTGGTAGTTCAGGAACAAATGGTACTTACACTAACGTTGATATTCGTGGTGATGGTTCAAGTGGTAAAGCAACAGTAGTCGTTTCTGGTAATGCAGTAACAACAGTTACAATAACAACTGCCGGTTCTGGTTACACTTATGCAAGTGTATTAGCGTCAGACATTGGTGGTACTTCAGCTTCAGATATAGACTTCATCATATCACCTCCAGGCGGACATGGTTCAGATTGTATCGCTGAGTTAGGTGGTTTCTTTGTAATGACCAATGTTGATTTTGCAACAAGTGAAAGTGGTGAGTTCAATACATCAAATGATTTTAGAAGAATTGCTTTATTAAGAAACCCAACAGATAGTACGACAGGTTCAACGGCAACTGCTTCAACACTTGACGCTACAAAGTCAATAACTTTTGCTTCAGGTGCAGGAACTTTCCAAGCAGATGAAAAGATTACTCAAGCAACTTCTGGTGCAATAGGTTTTGTTGTTGATTATAATAGTACAACAAGAGTGTTACGATATATACAACCACAATTTGCAAACCAAGGAGTAGATGCTAGTGGCAATAATACGGCGTTTAGTGGAACAAATACAGTTACAGGCGCTACGTCAAGTGCAACAGGCACACCAACAGCAATAGATGTTACTCCAGAATTAACGGCAGATACAGGCGACATACTGTATATTGAAAATAGAAAACCAATTAGCCGTGCTTCAGACCAAACGGAGAATGTTAAGTTAATTGTAGAGTTTTAGGAGATATAAATGGCAACAAATTTTAATGTCTCTCCTTACTATGATGACTTTTCTGAGGGTAATAATTTTCACAGAGTTTTATTTAGACCTGCTTATGCAGTTCAGGCAAGAGAATTAACACAATTACAAACTATATTACAAAATCAAGTCGCAAGATTTGGTGAGCATATCTTTAAAGATGGTAGTATGGTCATACCTGGGTCAGTTACATACAATTCAAAATATGATTATGTAAAACTGGCAAGTCATACAACATCAACTGTTTCCAACATGGTAGGTTTAACAGTAACAGGTTCTAGTTCAGGTGTAACCGCAGAGGTAGTAAATAGTTCAGAAGCAAGTACAACGGCAGCCGCAACAATCTATGTTGTTTATACAGCGTCAGGTACAGATACAACAACAAAAACTTTTACTGAGGGAGAAACTTTAACATTTACATATAACAGTATATCATCAAGTTCTGTCGTAGGTACTTCAGGTACTTCTTTACCAACAGATAGTAATGCTATTGGTCAAGGTAGTTCAGTAAATGTACAAGATGGTGTATATTTCATTAATGGTTTCTTTGTAAAGAATACTGAACAAACACTTATACTTGACCCATACACAAACACACCAAACTATAGAGTAGGTTTTACAATTACAGAAAGTTTTCAAACACCTGAGAATGATAGTTCATTAACAGACAATGCAACTGGTTCATCAAACATTAATGCTGCTGGCGCACACAGATACAAAATTGTATTAACACTTTCAAAAAAACTTACAACTGATACAGACGATACAGACTTTGTTGAATTAGTAAGAACAAAATCAGGTAACTTAGAAAAAATTGTTAAAAGAACAGAATATGGTGTATTAGAAGAAACATTGGCGAGAAGAACCGCAGACGAAAGTGGTGACTATGTTATTAAAGCATTTGATTTAGATGTAAGAGAACATCAAAATGACGGTAGTAACCGTGGTATATTCTCAGCAGATAGTGAAGGTTTATTTGATGGTCTCAGTACAGAAAACTCAGAAGCAAGATTGGCGTTAGGTTTATCTCCAGGTAAAGCATACGTTAAAGGGTATGAAATAGAAACAACAAGTCAAAAATTTCTGACGATAGAAAAAGCAAGAGAGTTTGATACTATACAAAACAGTACAACAAGATTATCTGTAGGTAACTTTGTAGAAGTTACAAACGTACACGGTAGTCCAGACCTTGGTACTGTATCAGGTGAAACAGAAGCATTTAAAGAATTACAATTATTTAAAGATAAGGTATCAGTACGAGGCACACAACCAGCAACAGAAAATGTTGATGTAAAACAAATTGGTCGTGCCAAAGCAAAGTTCTTTGAATATAAATCAGGTACTGCTGGTGCGTTATCTACAAATATTACATCAATTTATAAACTAGGTTTATTTAACATTGATATGTTCCAACATTTGGCAGTAAGCACAAATGTTTCATATGACACAGGCGAAACACTTACTGGTGCAACATCAGGTGCAACTGGTATCATTGAAGAAATATCTGCCTCTACATCTACTGACCCGGATGCATTTATTACGGAAGAAGGTGACGCTTTAGTTTTAGATAGTACAGACGGTGCTTCTCAAACAGACGCAGGTGACCAAATCATACTAGAGCAATCTGTATTAACAACAATTGTTATAAGTAATGTATCTGGTAGATTTAGTGCAGGTGAAACTGTGGCTGATGAAAGTTCTAATAGTGGTGCAATACTGGCTGATTTATCAGACAGAAAAGGTGTAACAGAATATCAATTCGCTGAAGTGAAGTCAGTAGGTATGGCAGGTTCGCCAACATTTACGGCTGACGCAGTATTAACAGTAACAGCGGCAAACGAAGAAGATGAAAGTAACGTTACGTTATCTGGTGCAATCAATGTGGTTGCAGGTTCAACAGTAGTCAATGGTAACAATACTAAATTTACAAGTGAATTAAAAATAGGTGATAACATTGTCTTTGAAGACGATAGTGGTACACAGTATAGTCGTTTTGTTTCCTCTATTACAACAAACACATTAATGGAAGTAAGTGCTCAAGTACCTACAATTACAACAAGTGCAAGTACACAAAGAAGAAGAACAAAATTACAAGACACTGCTGATACATCTTTAGTATATAAATTACCTGAAGCAGTTATCAAAACATTAAAGACTACTACCAATGCAGGTATCACAGATACAAGTCATAAAGTACGAAGACAATTCGTAGATACTTTATCTAGTTCTGGTGTGGCAACTTTTAGTGCAGGTGCAAACGAAACATTTGACGCTCACACAGAAGGAGATTTCACATTATCAATAATGACCGCAGGTGCAAGTGATGGTGCTGTTGGTGATATTATATCACTTTCTGGTAATAACCATGAGGGTGCGGCAATCTTTACTTTAACAGGTTCACCATCAGGCAGACAGTTACAAGTAGATTTAGGTGCCAACTTTGCAACGGCTAAAGTTAAGTTGATTGCAACAATAACAAGAGGTGTTGCAGGTGAAAAAACTAAATCACTACAAACAGGTATTACAACAACTGTTAGCACAGAGGCTCTTGCAACAGAAAAAACAATTAGTTTAGGTAAGGCAGATATCTTCGCCTTAACAAGTGTCTTTATGGCACCTGACTTTAGTACGGCTGCAACAACAAGTCATACTGATATCACAGACAGATTTACACTAGACACAGGACAAAGAGATAGTTACTACGACATTGGTCGTATTGTGAGAAAAGATAATACACAAAATCCTACAGGTAGATTGTTAATTACTTTCTCTCATTTCAATCATGGTACTGGTGATTACTTCTCAGTAGATAGTTATTCAGGTGTTGTAGATTACGAAGACATACCTTCTTTTGATAGTCCAACAAAAGGTAAATTAGAATTAAGAGATTGTTTAGATTTCAGACCTAGAGTATCAGATAGTTCAAACGTAGTAGGTTTTGGTGGTGTAGATAGTATTGGTGCAAAAGATTATATCAATGCAGGTGCTTCAACAGTAGATATTCCAAAACCTAATAGTGATACAACACTAGACTTTGAATTTCATTTAAGCAGAATAGATGGTATCTTTATGACGAAAGAAGGTCTATTCAAACAGGCAAAAGGTACACCGGCAATTGACCCACAAAGACCAGAAGCAATTGATGACGCTATGTCATTATATTACATAAAACTACCACCATTTACTTTCAATACAAGTGACGTACAAATTGTAACTATGGACAATAGACGTTACACAATGAAAGATATTGGTAAGTTAGAACAACGATTAAAGAATGTAGAATACTATACTCAGTTGTCATTGTTGGAACAAACAGCCATCAATACACAGGTGCAAGACGCTACAACAGGTTTAGATAGATTTAAAAATGGTATCATAGTAGATAGTTTCAAAGGTCACAATATTGGTGATGTGTTATCAGGTGAATATAGATGTTCAGTTGATATGAGTGAGGGTGAGTTAAGACCAGAATTTAATGCTGACAATGTAAAACTTATTGAGTTAGCTGCAACAGACACAGACGCTGAAAGAACAACTGCTGGTTATCAGAAAACAGGTGACTTAATTACCCTACCATATTCAGATGCAGAAATGGCAAAAAATCCATATGCAAGTAAGTCCGTTAATTGTAATCCTTTCTTAGTATTTCAATATAAAGGCGACATTGCATTAACACCTGATGTTGATGAGTGGTACGATACAACAAGAAGACCAGACTTAGTTATTAATGATAATAACTTGTTTGATACAATGTCTAATCTTGCAGGAGGTGGTAACAGTTTAGGTACAGTTTGGAATAACTGGCAAACTAACTGGTCAGGTACTTGGTCACAATCTTCTGGCGCACAACAAGGTAATATAAGTGTAGGTGCAAGTGTAAGTGGTACAGTTACAACAAGAACAAGAACAGGTATTACAAGAGAGATTGCAGGTTCAAATGTACAAAGACAATCATTTGGTGATAGAATTGTTGATATTGCATTTATACCTTTCATTAGAACACAAGATGTTGCATTTAGTGGTACAAGATTAAAACCAAACACAAAAGTTTTCCCTTTCTTTGATAACGTATTAGTTACAAGTCATGTAACACCAACAAGTGGTGTAAAAGGTGGTAACTTAGTTACTGACGCTAATGGTTCTGTATCAGGTACATTTACAATACCATCAAGTGATACAGAAAGATTTAGAACAGGTGATAGAGTATTTAGATTAACAAGTTCATCAACAAATACTACTATTAATGATGATGTTGATACTTTTGCTGACGCTACATATACTGCTCGTGGTTTGCAAACAACTATGGAAGAAACAATACAATCTACAAGAGTTCCAATTATTAGAGCAAATACAGTATCAGAATCAGATACAAGAAGAACAGTAGATAACATTAGTGCTGGTATTAGTATTGAACAACCAGAAGATAATAGAGACCCTCTGGCACAAACATTTATGGTACAAGATTTAGAAGGTATCTTCTTAACAAAAGTAGATTTATTTTTTGAAGAAAAAGACAGTACAGTACCAATTAAAGTTTATCTAGTAGAAACAATTGAAAGCAGACCAGGTAGAAGAATTATACCATTTAGTGAAGTAACGGTCCCTGCTGCTGACGTTAACGTAAGTTCAACGGCTGCAACAGCAACTACTGTAACATTCTCAAGTCCTGTTTATCTACAAGGTGGTAAAGAGTATGCAATTATTCTAAAACCAGATAGTCAGAAATATAAAGCATGGGTAAGTAGATTAGGTGATACAGACGTTACTACATCAACAAGAAGAATTACAACTCAACCTTTATTTGGTTCTTTATTCCGTTCACAAAACGCAACATTGTGGAGTGAAGACCAAATGGAAGATATGAAACTTACTTTATACAAAGCGACATTTACAACAGGTACTACAGGTACTTTAAGTTTAACAAATGACGCTCTGCCAGTAAGAACATTAAACAATAACCCTATTGAGACAAATGCAACTGCCGGTTCAGGTACAACTTTTGGTGGTAACCCAGCGATAGTAAAAATTAATCACTTCGCTCATAGTATGAACAGTAGCAAACCTAGTAAGGTAACAATTGCAGGTCTATCAGGTTCAACTGATTTCAATGGTATTTTAGGAAGTGCAATCAATGGCACACATGATGTTGGTAACGTAACTGAGGACAGTTATACAATCACCATAACAGGTGACGCAGCTACATCAACAGGTAGTGTAGGTGGTTCAAGTGTAACCGCAACTGAGGACCGTGCCTTTGAAAGTATTATGCCTAAAATTGGTATGCAAAATTTCCCTGATACAGTATCAGAACACACTATTAAAACAACAAGTACAAAATCTATTGATGGTACAGAAACACCTTATTCAACAAGTGCTGACTTTACAAAAATTGTACCAAATGATAACTTTTACTTTAGTACCGCTCGTGCCGTACTAAGTGGTGTAAATGAAACAAATCATTTAAGTGGTACTAAATCTTTATTTTATAACATAACTTTAAATAGTGTAAATGCAAATTTAAGTCCTGTTATAGATATGGCAAGAACAAATATGTATGCAATACACAATAGACTAGATAGTCCTACTGCTAGCAATAGAACAGGTTTTGTTGCAGAAACAGATAAATCTGGTGGTAGTGTTGCAAGTAAATACATTACAAGAGAGATTGCTTTAGAAACACCGGCAACCGCCTTAGATATTAGAATGGCTGCAAGTGTATTCCCTACAAGTGATATAGAAGTATTCAGAAAAGTAAAAGGTGCTGATGATGATAGAGAAATGAAAGATATACCTTATGTACAAATTACACAAGCCAATACGGCAATAAGTTCAGAAGGTAGAAGTCAATCACCTTATAACGAAAACTTTAAAACAGATTTCTTTGATTATGAGTTTAGTGAAGAAGGTATAAAAGAATTTCAATCATTTAAGATTAAGATTGTTATGAAAGGAACTAACCCCGCATATCCACCAAGAATAACAGATATGAGAGGGATAGCATTGGCAATTTAATGTATAAAGAATGGCGAAAGGTTGAGGGACATACAAGTCTCGTAAGAGAAAGTTCTTCAAGTGCTGTTATCAATACAGACAAAACCGCATATAAAAATTTTATGCAAAGAGTAAAGGAAGCAAAACAAAGTAATGATGATTTAAGAGGTGCAATAAGAGACATAAATAATATTAAGTCAGAAATGCACGAAATTAAATCTTTATTAAAGAAATTGGTAGAATAATATGGCAGCAAGAAGTGTAGCAGCAACAGATACGTTAGAGACGTTTAGAACGACCTTTAATACTTTATCCGCCACGGATATTGGTGACTTAGATACGTTAAGTTCCTCTATTAGTGCGACAAGTATTGTTGGTGCGTTAAATGAAATAGAAGCTGAAGTAACCTCGTTTGGTGTTCACACTATTGAAAACGCAACAGATTTAGGTGGAGCACCGGCAACAGGTGATAGTTTTATTATTAAAGATACATCTGCTAGTGCTGTAAGAGAAATGACTGTAGCCAACTTATTTACAAGTCCTACAATTACACAAATCAATTCAGGTTCTACCATAACTTTAGACGCTACAACTGATATCGTTTTAGACGCTGATGGCGGAGACATTTTTTTAAAAGATGCTGGTACTACTTTTGGTAGTTTAACA